GCAGTAGTAAAACTACCAAAAATACCTAGTGCAAAAACTACAGGGTATTCACAGCCAGTAGATAACAGTTGGAAAGTTACAGAGAGTAAGAATTTCACAGTAGCTCCTGCTTATAACAAGGGTGCTTACCAAGTAATCCCTAGAGGAGATGTAGAATGGATTGGCAAATAACATTTATAATATTCACAGCGTGTGCTAGTGCACACATCTTTTATAACGTAGGTAAGAAACAGGGTATCAGTAGTACATTAGACTATCTCAAAGCAGAAGGCATGGTAGATTTTGATGAGGACTGAAATTTAGTTCTTGACATGGTAGTCTAATTTTGGTATAATAATAGAGTAAATTATCAATATTTACGGACTTTTACGCGGAGTTGTAGGGACTCCCATATCAAAACCCTTCATATGTCTGGCACGAGTAGGAACTTAAGCATTCCGAGGGTGAGGTTAGGAGCACCACTTTCCACCAGTGGTCGGGTTTTGCTAGACATACAACATTAACCGAGACGCCGCAAGGGTCTCACAGCGCGTGCCGCAAGGACGCAAATAGGAGAAAACCAATGACTGGATTAACAGCATTAAACTTTAACGACTTCGACAAATTATTTGTTGGATTCGACCGCTTGAACAATGAGCTAACGAGAAGAAACGAGAGTTCCCCTCTTACTAACTATCCAAGATACAACCTAGTAGCTGTCGGCTCGGAGGGATACCGAATCGAAATAGCACTACCTGGCTGGTCGAAAGATGACATCGACATCAAGCAACACAAAAATAAACTTACTATAGAAGGAACAGAAAAACAAGAGTTAGAATCTGACGAGGAACGCTACATCCATAAAGGATTGAGCGGTAAAACCTTTAGCAGAATCTTTACGCTTGGCGACTGGGTAGAAATATCTGACGCGAAATTCAAAAATGGTATGTTAGTTATTAACCTACAGGTGAACACACCTGATGAGAACAAGCCTACGACGATAACAATAGGCTAGGAGATACTCTATGCAACATGCAAAACGATTTCTTAATCGTGTAGCATTTTTGCAAGCGGTTGAGAAAGTTAAAGTAAAGTACTGTCCCAATGGGGACACATGCGAGGCAATAATTATGATGACATTCTGTATAGGAACAATGTACGCAGCAATGCTACCCCTACTATGATAATCACTGATAAAGCCTTAGCGATGTTAGAACAGAGAGTTGCCTCAAGCAATAATGCTTGGGGCGCTCGACTTACAGTCCGTAATAGTGGCTGTGGGGGCTATTCATATGATTTAAGTTATGCCGAAAGTCCTAATTTAAATGATGTGGTATACCACAATATCTTAGTAGTAGACCTACTAAGCTCGGAGTATCTAGATGATGCACAAATGGATTGGGTGGTTGACAAACTTAATGAAGAATTTAGAATCACCAACAACAAAGAGAGTGGACGCTGCGGATGCGGTGAAAGCTTCTACATATAGGAATATTATGAAAACAAGTAAAGCAGGAATAGACCTGATTAAACAATTTGAAGGTTGTGAGACCAAAGCGTATAAATGCCCAGCAGGTGTTTGGACGATAGGCTACGGACATATTAAAGGCGTTAAAGAAGGCGATGTAATTACAGAGCAACAAGCGGAAGATATGCTGATAGCAGAATTAGATGAGTATGAAGGGTACATTAATGTTAATGTAGCACTAACACTCAAGCAGTGCCAATATGATGCTATGGTATCATGGGTGTACAACTTAGGTGGCGGAAACTTAAGGTCATCTACACTACTAAAAGTAATCAATGCTGATGACATGGACGGAGTTCCAGCGCAGATGCTAAGATGGAATAAAGCAAATGGCAAAGTATTAGAAGGATTAACCCGTAGGCGTCAAGCTGAAGCGGATATGTTTAGTGGTAATTAAGCACGACGGAAAAGAGTATAAAATCTCACAGGAGATGTGGGACGCAATGAATCAACAAGCAGCAGAACGCGATATGACTATAGACGAGTATGTAGCAGAGGCGTTTACTTTATTAAAGGAGCAGAATGCAGGGAGACACAAATGAGTATGTGGTTTATTCTAACTACATTAAGGACAGCAAGGAAGCTGTCGTAATAAAGAACAGACACAATGGTAGTTGGGGAGTCATACTAAAAGAAGAAGGTAGACCTGATTTTATAGAATGGTATCCAACACACAGTGAAACATGGGCAGAGAACACTGCCGAGAACTTTGTAGAAGGTATCAAACAATGAAAGGACTTTGGAGACTCTGGGCAAAAAGCTTAGGAGAAAAAGTTGGTGAGACAGACAAACAAGCAGACAGAGTAGCAATGATAAGAACAATGTGGTGGTTAACACACATGGCAACATGTTGGTTTATCATGTTAAATGCAATAGCCAATCATGGCTGGGGATTACTAGGAGTATGAATACAATGAATAATTGGTGGTCAGAACTAGAAATTTTAAAAAAGACAGTTGCAGAACAGCAAGAACAAATACAGAAAGCCTACATTAGAATCAAAGAATTAAACGAGTATATAACAAGAGAGAGCTTAGAAAGAAAGTTACTAGGACTTACTATCCCTGAGAACAAGCCAGTCGACTCTACTCCGTACAGTCATAATAGAGAGTTAGATAACGCAAGTATGTATGATTAGCTATGATGAGATTCAAAATGATTAACGACAAAAGATGGCAGGATAGTAGTGATGGTTGGGTAAAGACCATGAACGAAAGCAAAGAAAGGAAAGAACAAATGGAAAGACTAGAAGCATATGAAGTGGTGATTACATTCACACAAGATATAAAAGAAGGCGACCCCTTCGAATGGATTCAAGACGCATTAGATAATAGTGACTTTAGCAAAAAAGCAGTAAAGATTCTAGCAACTGATGTAACGCCCCTAGATATATGGAGCGACGAGAATAAATGGATGCGCGATGTCAGTAAGACTTAATAACTTAAAGAAAGGAATTAAGGCATTACAAGACAATCAAACAACCAACAAAAGCCCCAGCGAATGGGCAAGGCTCGAAGAAGAGATTAAAGACTTAACTTTGAGAGTAAAGGACATAGAATGTCAAATCAAGAAAAATTTAGCGGGGACATGAGCCGTAATGAGGTCGAGATCGATCTTAACAAATTCATGGCAATGGTATCCGAAATCGGAGAACTAAAAGCTAAGATAATGGAGTTGGAGAACGACAAAGAGCCTGATAATCCATGGCAGAAATGGATATGGTTATCAAATATGATTGATGCTTGGAGAATATTCCCTAGAGCATTTTTATCAGTATACATTATATTATTATATAAGTGTACAATATGGTTCATGGACTTACCAGCACCAACATTTGAGCAATCGGGATTGATTTCAGTAGTAGTAGGAGCAGGCGCAGCTTGGTTCGGTCTATATGCTGGAACAGCGAAAGACAAAATTAACAGTAATTAATAGTAAGTAAGGTAAAATGGTAGACATATTCGATAACACGCTGATGGAAGATACAAGAGAGCAATTATATATGTTCTGTACTACAGCGAATTACCAGATAGGGTGGGGCGATAACTCAACTTTTGAGACTCGTCAGTACCCTTGTATGCACCACACCTTATCCCCCCAAGAATGGAAAGAATTGAAGTTTATGGAAAGCATAGTGAATCCTGAGTTAATATCCAAACTCTCAGGGCTAAAATATTCTAGTGCCACCATAAACCTTTCTTTCCCTTCGTCCATCAATTTCCCTCATACTCATGGGGGTAGCACAGTCCTTGTGTACGATATAAACCCTGATTGGAGACACGAATATTATGGAGAAACAATATTTTATGATAACGCAATGCAAGAAGCTACAAAGAGTGTGCTATACAAGCAAAACCGCTCAATACTTTTTGATGGTACTACGCCTCATAGCATAAGACCAACATCGCATATAGCCCCTCAGTATCGATTTACTCTGGGAATCTTTTTCACACAACCCAACTTTATAGAAGAAGCAAAAAATAATACTTGACAGGGCACTTAAAATTATGTATAATACATTATGAATTTATTTTACTTAGACGAAGATTTAGACAAATGTGCCGAGTACCATGTTG